TGACGTCCGGTTCGGCAATTGTGACCACTTGGTAATCCAGCGTGTCATCGTTCCAGACCCACAGTTCCGTCATCTCTACCGTATCTTCAGCCACCCGCGCCTTGTAGCGGTTCATGCCGGACAGATATAGGTTGACTGTACCTGTCATGGTCGGGTTGGTCTGCGACATGATGATGCGGTCAATGCCATCAGGGATGTCGAGTTGCTGCGGCTGGTAGGAAGACGTTACCCGTTTAACAATCTCATCGCGCTTGGGATGCGAGTACAGACGAGCGTAGAGTTCCGACTTGGTAATGTAGTAGGTCTGCGCTATCGCTTCTTGGCGGTCTGTGTAGGGAACATCCTCACGCAATACGCCAATACAAGACGGTTCCACCATGTAGGGGTGAACGCCATTGTTGACGATTAGCTTGACGTAGGTTGTGCCAAAGCACAGCGCCCAGGTTAGGGCAGTAGAGAACACCTGATCACAGTTGCTGTTTAACCATTCATCGTTTAGCTTGTTCGTCAGAACGGGAATCTTGCGGTGTTCTTGAGGACTAACTTCAGCGCCGAGGTTGATGGTAAAGCGTGTCGTTTCTGCGGAGTACAGGAACGAGGTCAACTGGTCGATATGCGGAAAAATCTTATTAAAAAGCGCCGGTGATTCTTCCGGCGCTGCGCCAAACAAATAGTAGGATCGAAGTGCGGAGTAATCAGCCTTGCGTTCCTCCCGTGACACAAAGCACTTCTGGATTAAGTCCAGATAGAACTCCTCACGATGCAGTGGGTTGCTAGGTATCCGCATTTGGATTTATTTGCAGGTTGTCATGGTCGGCTATATAACTCGCAGTCTTAGGTGCTGTCAAGTTACCAAGGTCTTTAGGGTTTACGCCCACAGGTTCACCGTTAATAGAACGATAACCATTGCCCTTCACCAAGCTGTCCAGATTCCAGCGAGTGCCGGACGTATTGCCCCACATCACAGCGTCACCAGGGCGCTGCTCTCTTGGCGCTTCCGGTGGCGTCTTGTTGTTGCGCGTTAGGTAACCCGATTGGCTTTCGCCCTCGCGCACAGACTTGATATCCGTCATGTCAAAGTCCATTGCCAACTGACTCAAGGTCTTGTCGTTGTGTTTAGTCTTATCAGACTTTAAACCAACCGGCTGAAGATGCACAATAGACACTTCTTCATCGCAGTTCTTCATCGGACACTTAGCATCAAACGACTCAAAGTAGCCGTGTGTCTGACAATGATAATCACGCAATATCGCCATAATCATATCCCCTTCAATTTATCATCAAGTGAATAACCAGAATAATCAAGACGGTTCTTTATACCAATATCCAGTTTGATCTCGCCATCTTTCAACGTTAGTCCATAGCCTCTGACCATCCGCATCTTGGGTTCTTTGCGCCATTCGATCCATTTCTTGCCGTAGCGCTCCATGACCGCCACCTCGCCATTACGCCAGGCGTCATACCCTCTGGACACCCTGCGCTGAATCAGTTCAGTCATCGGATACTTTTCATTGATGAAGACGTTGTAGAGCGTTTTGCGGTCAACACCGCATAGTTCAGAAAACAACTCCAGCGGAATACCGCGCCTCTCATCAGCCACAAACGCTTTGATAATTCTTAACAATTCCTTTTTAGGAATAATGTCGATCACGCATTGCCTCCATAAATACCAATTCTTTTCAAGTAATCAGATACGTTCCTGCCCACCGCCACCTGCTCCGGCGTCATGTCATCTGTCTTTCTGCTCATCTCGCGGGTGATCTTCATGTTGATCAACTTAGGCTGTACCTGCTCGGCAAATGCCGCGCAAGCCAAAGCCGCCGCCATCACACGATCATCCTTGTTCCTGCCTGTTGCTTCAATGCTTGAACCATCACGCACAATGGTCTTCATCTCATCAATCAACTCAGTTGAATAGATCGCCATCATGTTGCGCTCAAAGTAATCTTTCATGTACGACAGCATTCGCTCTTTCGTCTGTGATGTCGTAATCCAGCCGATGCTGTTACTGATGCCGCCTAACGTATCGTTACGCCGCCAGATGTAATTACTCATGCTGCCAAGCACATTCATCAAGTCATAGCCTTGTTGACCTGTTAGTGTCGCAGCCTGTCGCTTTAAGTTTCGCAGTTCATTGATGACCGCCTGACCAGGACCATTGACCTCAAGGTTAAGTGTCGAGTTCTTGTAAGCGCCAGCAAGGTGGGCAATCACCCACGCGAACTGATAGGTGTTCATCTCCGGTGTCGCAAACTCTGCAACCTGCTCCATACCGTCAGCGTAGCAACGGAAGACTTGTATGCAAAAACGATCAGCCCAATCAGAACTGCCATAAGCAGGGTCTGCACCAATAACGTAATAAGCCGTATCAACTGGTTCCTCCCATATCTTTAGGGTTGCCAAGCGCTCAGTAGACTTCACCACTTCTGTATCCAAGAAGTTCGCGCCCATGCTGTAACGGTAGTAGTCGCAACCAATCTTCTTGGCTATCTTCATCATGTCTGTACAACGGGCGTTCGAGAAGAACGACGTACCCGTCATGATGAATGCGTAGTCTTCTGTTGGCGGGAATTCCTGATACATCAACGCATCATCCTTGATGCCCTCATGCAGCTTCCAACGCCACCAAGCCATTTGCCGACTGTTGATCTCTACGTCGTAGAGTTTCTTAATGTCGCGTGTCCATTCTTTTTCTTCTGGTGTTAGCTTGCCATCCCAATAGACTTTGTAAATCTGTGAGGCAGCATCAACAGAATAGAACTGGTTACGCCACCAGCCACAGAAAATGGCTCTTTGTGTCTTAGCGCGTTTCGCGGTGACGTACATATCGTGGAACATATTAAAGCCACGCGCAGTGGACTCGAAGATGTACAGACGATTCGGGTTGGTTTCAGCAAGTGAGGCTAATAGGGACGCTAGTCCTTCTTCATCGCCCCAGGACGAAGTTTCAGTTCCGTGTAGAAATGTAATGGCCTTACCGCGACCAAGTGAACCTTTTGCTCTAAGCCCCGCGACTTGATAAAAGAGGCGGCTTCTATTCTTGAGTTGAAGCTGATTCCGGTTGTGGGCAAGAAGCGGGATACGCCACTCTTTAGGTAAACCTTCCATGTACATGGCAAGGGTTGACCGGAACATATCTCGGTTTTCTTCTGTGTCTGTGGTGAGTGTGCCTTGAAGTCCATTGTGTATAAAGTGCCAGTAAAGGTCTAAAGCCAAAGAGATTGTCGTGATGCCAAGCTGCCGCCCCTTTAGGATCACAAAGAAGTGGATGTCTTCAGCAAGTCCTCTGTTGATCTCATCCATCACATAGGTTTGTGTGCCTAGCAGCACATCCATCTTCTTCAAGCCTTGCTCTTTGGTTTCAATCTTTAGCTGTGAGCAAAACTTGTAAAACTGCGAGAGATTAAATTTCATGCCATTAGCATTTCATATTTATAGTGGTCAGCAAACAATGCAAACACAGCGTCTTCACCCAAGAAGTTTGCCATCTGCTCCTTGGTTAGCTTCCACAACACTTTGTCATTATCAAGAAGTTGCCTGAATCTTGCGTGATGACCAAACACCTTGGTCAAGTCCATACCCTCATGGGGTGGCCCCAAGTGTTCAAAAGAAAAGTATTTAGAGAGTTCATCAGGGCAGAACTGGATACCCACGTTCTCTAACGCAGGCCGCATAAAGCAGCAGACCTGGACATCCTCATTCATCAACATCGGATCAGGCATTTGGTTACGCATGATGCCGTACTTAGAAGGCGCTTCTAGCATGGCCTTACTCCGCAGGCTAAAGCCGCCGTTCTGTACCACTCTGATATCTGACTCGCCCCACCAGGTGTACATGATCTTGTACTGACCATAAGATGTTAGTGCAGCGTGTGTCAGCCCACCCACATAGTCATAGGTCAGCCATTCATCTCGCCAGTTATCAGGATTCAACGCCCAACCGTCGTGTTGCACAATCAAGGCATACGGCGTGTCAATGTAGTGGTGCAGCCCGTACAGCACAAACTCAGAATAAGCATGGTAGTCCAGCCCATGCGCCACCAACTTCTGCGGAACATCTGTCGCTACCGCCACATTGGTAATTAACAACTGCTTGCTGCCAGGCAGTGCTGCCGCAGTCTTCTTTAAAGCTGGCAGGGCTATCCGGCCTCGCCCATCGCCATAAATGGCAACGACCGTAATATCAGAATACTTATCGTTTGCCACCACGACGCTCCTTATCAAACTCGCTCAAGTTCCAGTTAGCAATGCGATACATTGCTTCTTTGTTCCTTGCTACCCGCAACAGTTCTCTTGCGATCTTGGGTTCGTAGACCTCATTCCAGGTCTTCACTAACTCCCGCCTTTCGGCTGGTGAATAAGCGTGTGACGCCCTTCTCATCTCATTTCTGAGAACCGTTCTGGATAGCAATAACTCCTCTCGGTACTTCTCCTCAGGCGTAGGCTGATCCATTCACCACCCTTTTAATTCTCGACAACTCTGACAGGCACTCAGCCAGCAGCTTTGCCGACCTGTCCTGCTGCCGACGTAACTCCATAATCAACTCAGCCTGATTCATCTGGTGTACAGCACCCCAGTAATCATCCTGCGCCATATCCACATAGTCCTCTCTCAGTTCCACTACCTTCATGTCACCCTCCATACCCTAATACCATCCCCTTCTTTCCTAGCTGAGAACTTGTACCCCAACTTCTTACTCGCCCGCCAGTTGGCGTTCAGCACAACCTGCATCCCTAACCCCACCACAAAAAAGCTGTCACCCACTTCCATATCTCCATGTGGATAACGGCTTTCCAACTTAGGCGGCATCACAACCCCTCTCTCAACCATAATCTCCATACCACCCTCACTATACATACCTAACCTCCCTATCACCACATAATCATCATAGGCGAAAAAAAAGCCCCTGACAACCAGGGGCGAACTCTCACCACGAGAGGGCTTCAGCGAAGAATCTACAGCATACCAAAAAAGTGAAAAAACTTTTGGGGGGAGCTGGTTGGGGGGCGCGCCATCCCACCCCCACCACGACCATCGAAGTTACCATACGGACCCTGTT